TTTTTTTTTATTAAGATACTAACTAAAGTCTGCTTTAGCTCTCTATTGTTCAGATACCTTAATATCAGACATAGCATTGAATTTTTCAGTAGGATTTTTCTTTGATTCCCGTTTGTATTCACTAAGCGAAATATCAGAAATAGCAGACAATCTTTCTAATGAAATTATTGAATTTGTAGCAAATTCTTCAATTCGATTTTTATTGTTTTTCACACCATCAACCAATTCGGAATACCCTTTTGGTTCTAATGATGATGTATAAAACACAATACTTTCAAAATCTCTTGCGTGATTTAATAGCCGAATCCAAGATAAACCGTTTACAGTAGGTGTATAATCACTTGGAAATGTATCTTTTATTTCTTTACTGTAATCTAACAACTGTTCTTTGTAACTTCTTCTGGTAACAATACTCCTGTAGGCTCATAAATGGCGTTATATTCAATTCCACCAAGCGTCCTTACAGTTACTGCCTTTGCCATATTATTCCATTGGATATCAGTCTTTAAAACGATTCTAAGATAATTATTAGAACCTCTTACAATATTACTATAATCACAACTACCTATTTTACTGAGTGTTTGTTCCGATAAATTTAATATTATGTCCCTCATACTCTATGCCGTCCTTTTCCACATATAACAAGTAATATAAGGCTGTCTGATGTCTTTAATTCCTAACTGTGAATTTGTTCCGGGTGAAGAACTATCTGTACTTCCATATATTGGAACAGTGTCCAATGCTCCCCACGAACCACCAGAAACTCCCGGTGCTGTGTTTAAAAGTCTGTCAAAATTTATACCATACGGATTTCCTCCATTCGTATAACTAATTGCATTGATATTTGCAGACGAACGACCGATAGCGGCTCTTGCACCTGTCAATCCATGTGTGTGACCACTTACTGCGTGTGAATGTGCTAAATTTAATGTTTTAGCACCACCTGTTTTCTCAGATGCATTATAGTCTGTATCATTTGCACTTACTCCTGTTGGTACTCTTCCACTTCCCCATGCTACCCATGTTCCACCAAGATATGTTCCCGGGTTTACATTCCTAGTTGTCATAAGAATATGACCAACTGGAAGCATAATATTTGCAATAGCTTTTACAAGATTTGAAAGGTTAATCCTTCCTGCTGTTTTATTTCCAAGAACAAAACAATCTCCTGATTCTGGACTTGTTTTCTCAACTAAGTCTCTAACATATGCACTTGATATTGTTCCCATTTTTTAACCTCCTAACTTTCTCATTCCACTTGCTACTGTTCTTCCTTTTTGTTTTGTTTCTTCCATTTGTTTCGGTTCTTCTTTCTTTTCAACAAAAACAAATTCTGGTTCTCTTTCTTCCAGAATAGCCAACGCTAATTCTAAACCGTTATAGATTCCACAACTATATTCGTCTGTGATGTTTTGTTTTTGCATATCATGTAACCTTACTAATTCTTGCCTTTGTCTTCTTACACTGAATTTGTGTAGCATTCTACACACCTCCTGTATGTTTCATATTAGCCTCTATTTCAGACTTTCTTTACCCTGCCTTACTATTTGTTTGTATTTCCTTAACATCTGCTACAGTATATGTATCTAACGCATACCACAATGCACTACATTATATCTTGTTGTGGCTTTTTATCCTCAACTTCTTATAGTTCTTTTTCCTATAAGTCTAGCATACCTATTAATTTTTTATAGTTTAGATTACGAACTTTATATTTACCTCTTACTGTCCAATTATGCTGAATAGCTTGCGTGATATTTACTTTATTGTCGAAAAATCTTCTTGCTTCACGATTTGAATAGAAATAAAACTTTTGCTTTGTTTCAATATCAGTTATAACAACAGATTGTAATTTTTGTTTTCTGTTTATTTTTAGCACACGGCTTAAATCTGAATCTTCTAAAATATAATATTCCATAACCCGTGTGTTAATACCTCTAACAGTTCTATTTATTGCTTTTCCAGCTTCATCCAACGAACTAAACTTGCCTATGTATTGTAATCTGAAATCATACACACAACATTCTGTACCATGTATTCCCCACATATTATATTGTGTTATAGGATTTTCCATATTGCCTTTCCTATCAGTCCATCGTAAATTACTATGCTTGTTGTTTGTTTTGTTTGTGTCTATATGGTCTATCTCATTATATTGCTCTGAATGTCCAGAAACAAAACCATATCCAACTAACCTATGGACAAAGCATTTTTTCCATCTTCTTTCACCTTTCAACTTTAAAGCTACTTGTTTACATCCTGTGCTGTTATAACTTTGTTTTAGTTCATTTCCGTCTTTTCCATAAACATTACCATATTTGTCTACTTCGTAAATATCTAATACTTGTTCATAATCTTTCGCTAATGTATTTACTTTCTTTCTCTCATACATTACTGGCAAACTCCTTTCTTAAATCACAATGGCTCTTGGGAACATTATTCTTTCGTCAGTTCCTATGCGTTGTGCGTGTTATGCGGCTATACGCTCCATAACTTCCGCTCGGGTTGGCATCTCAGCTTTTCCCGTTTTTTCCATCGTTTTATACACCCCTAGTCTTGTGGTATTTTTAAAGGTGTGAGCATCAATATTGAATTCATCATATATAGCATTTCCCTTTGAATCCTTTGCATATGTTAAGTATTTCAGTTCCCTGATTGCGTTCTTACATTTTGGAGAACATACAATTTTGTTGAAACGTTTTATCTTCTTCGTGTTCTGCAACCTACTTCCAATATACTTCTTACATCCATACATATTGAACCCTGATTGCCTATAGAATTGTATAGCCTTGGGCTCAGCTGAATCTCCGCAAATAGGTTTATCACATCTTCTTGCTCTTTGTGCTACCCTATGCACATCTAACCTCTCAGCAAATTGTTTATCCGTTAAATGGTTCACATAAATTTCATCATATATATATAATATTTTTTTAACATCATCAACACAACATGAAATAAGTGCATTGTAACTTTCCTCGAATCCGAAGTCTAACCCAAAGAAATGGAATTGTGCTGGAATACTATTTACAGTATCGACAAATTGTTTTGCATTTGTTGCAACCGTAAACTGTGGTAAAACAATAATACCATTTGCTCCGAATCTTCCATACCTTGCTACAACCCACAATCTCGGGTCTGTTTCTTTTAATCCATCCAACGTGTCTATATAAGACTGTGGAATAAACGGATTGTCTTCGCATATGCTATGATGATAATACATAACTTCTTTCTTGTTTATTTTCTTAATTATCGTCCTTCTTCTGTATAGTTCCTTTTCATCACATATTACTGTTTCTTTTCCACTTTCATCCGTGTGAGTGAAGAATGTATTGTATACCCAGTTTTCACGACCAACAGGATTGCAAGTAAGAATAAAATGTAGTGTAACACCCGGCTGTCTGATACGCCCTAATAACTCTGTGTACGCCTGATATTTAATCTCAGAACACTCTTCTATCCAAACAATAGAAACACCATTGATTGACTTAATCTTTTGTATCTTGTCCATTCCACGAAAGATAATTCTTGAACCATTTGGAAATCTTATTTCCATCGGTGATGTTATAGCAATAACTTTGTCAATCGGTGTTCTTCTGTTGCTTTGTCCATCTGATAACATATCTAACTTTTCTAATACTTCCTTCAACAATGAGTAACATGATTCTTTAATTGTTTCTCGTACTTCACGCACAACTAACGCTGTACGCTTTTCCTCTAATAGTTTTAATATAATCTTCAATGCCGTGTTATAACTCTTTCCAGAACCATAACCACCTAACAGCAAATAATGTTTATAATCCCAATCAGTGAGATAAGAAGAAAACCGCTCAGCAACTTCTATATTCATGTCCATTGTGTTCTGTTTTCCTTTCTCTCAATATACAGCAAAAAGGCAACCGTCTTTGCCTGAGTATTAACGATTACCTTTCCACTTTATTATATTATACTATATTATATTTTGTTTGTCAATGCTTTTATTTATTTTTCTTATACACTGCTTTCAGACTATCAAGTGCTTTCAAACTGTTGCATATGTCTTCAACTGCTTTACAATAGCCTTTGTGGTACTGTTCTTCTTTTGCTTTTTCTTCTCTCACTCGTTTCACAGCAACTGTTCCTTCTTTTTCTACTTTGCTCTTACTTGTTGTTTTCATATGTTTCTTTTCCCACGATTCTGCTCTGCATAAAGAACATTAACAAGTGAGCCAGTTTTTAACATATCTCCTAAGTCTTCATCCTGTTTCACTTCGTCTAAAATCCGTAAAATTTCAAATATCGTTGAAAAACCATTATGGAATAATGCGTTGCTTTCCTGCATATTTTCCAGTTTCTCAAGAATCTCTTTGTTCTGTTTCTCCACCTCTTCTAATTTATTAAATATTTCTACTACTGTGATTCCTTTCTTGTTATCATCCATATTATTCATCCTCCTTAATATAATGTGTAACTACTTGTTACAAACTACCCTAGCAGGATTCGAACCTGCGTATATAGGAGTCAAATTCCTCTGCCTTACCACTTGGCTATAGGGCAATGTTTTGTGTTTTAATAACTTTAACCACCTGTCAAATTGTTTACCATAATCTGCTTTTTAAAAATAAAATACATCAGTTTGTTACTAAATCCCATACTTTTTTAATTACTTCTGTTCTGTTCATATCTTTGTTCTCCTTCTGATTTGTTTTTCTTTATTTTTGTTGTTTCCCTTGAACTGATTATATAATAACATATGTCTTGTTATTTGTCAATATGTTTTTGTAAAATATTTTATATTTATATAATAAAATAAGCACCCATTGCTGAGTGCTATTTCTTATACTTATCTGATATTATTTTGGGTGTGCAATTATTCCAAGATACATTATGATGTAACCTCATATTGTTTTTACTACCACCCATCATATTTACTGTTACGCAACTAGGACAACACATTACACTGTAAAAAGATTTAAGAAATGTTCCACTATCTAAATATTGCTCAGACATACCACCTTTTTGCTTTTGCGTTTGTACTTGTGTCAATGATATATCTGTATATGTAAACATAAGTTTTCCTTGTGTTCCTAACAGGCAATATGTGTTTACATCCTCGTTCACTCTTCCTTTAAATTCGAATTGCCTATCAGTTCTACAAAAGAAACTATTCATTGCCTTTCTGATGATTTTGTCCTTGAATCTTTTATTATCCTTACCACCAATCAAATCACCACCTTGTGCAAATGCTACTGTATAGGCTTGTGTTATGTCGAGAAAATCTAACATAATATCGCAAATCTCGTCAAATGTTTTAACTGGTAATCCTACCAATCTTTTGTTTTGAATCATTCTATAGTCAAAAGATGTATAATCATCATCTAGTTCGAGAAAATATTTATACCCTAGTTTTCTAGCTATTTCAAAACAAGCATTTCTCGCATAAAATATTGTTCTACGTTCTTCAAAATTATCCATCTGGTCATATCGATCTGCTACATCCTGTTTGTCGAACATATACACATTTTCTTTCCCATAGATTCTGTAATAATCTTTTTCTAATTCGTCTTCGTTATCAATAACAAGAATTACCTTTCCTGTATAACCTGCTTTTATCAGTGTCTTTAATGTTTTAACATTGCTTGCCCTTCCATGTGTCAAAATAAAAACAACAAAACTTTTATGTTTCATCTTCCTTACCTCATAACAATGCAACCTGTTCTGACATTTGCACATATCCTTTTGCAATAGCATCCTCAAAATCAATAATGACAAGTGCGCTGTCTTCCATAAGTTCTTGCATTTCTTTATTTGCGTGTGCATAGTATTCTGCTATTTTGCTGTAGTTAAAACATAAATGTCTATATGCTCCAAATCTTAAAAATTTCTTCTGTTCTTCTGTTACATTACTTTCTTTTATTCTTCGTAACAGTTCAGCTGGTTTACTTGTATCACATAATTCTGTTATATCTGGTTCTTCACCTTTTATCTCATACTGTGGGATATTTGTTTTCATCGTATATTTTTTTTTCTTCTTGTTCTATTTCTTCTGCCAAATCAAAACCAAATAAATCCATGTTTAAATCTTTTATTTCTTCCAATTCTTGTGCTAATAAAACAGAATCCCATTCACTTTCATTCAGTTTGTTATCTACCAGCCTATATGCTTTTATTTGTTCTTCTGTAAGTTCCTCTAAGGTTACAGTAGGTACTTGTTTTAACCCCGCTTTCTTTGCTCCTAATATTCTACCGTGTCCTGCTACAACACAATTGTTTTTGTCAATAATAACAGGCTGAGTAAAACCAAATTCTTTTATACTGTTTGCTATTTGTTCTACATGTTCTTTACTATGTTTCTTTGCGTTCTTTTTATATGGTTTTAATTCTTTTATGTTTTTATATATTATATTTAATTCCTGCATATGTTCTCCTTTCTTTATGTTCTTTGTTTTGTTCTTTCATTACTTTGTTATATTTACCCTTTTATTTATATATTATATTTATACTTCTTTGTTTTGTTTCTTTGTTTTGTTTTTTTGTTGATTTGTTTTAATAATACAATTGTGCTTTTTGTTTTTCATGTTTCCTCTTTCATATCTGATACAATACTCAGCTTTACATCCTCGCATCTTTCCTGTAATTCCTATATAATTACATAGCATACCATTATCAAGTTCATTTGCTGTTGTTGTTCTGTATTTACAAGTCTTACATAACTTGTATTTCTCTCTACGCTTCTGTACTGTTTCCCTGTGCATTGTGATATAGTTGTTCTTCTTTACATATGCCATATTATAACATCCTCTGTATGCTCCTATTTTGCCCCTATTTGCCATTTTAATATTTTATTGATAGCATTTATAATGTTACTACTTAATCCGGGTCATATACCTCATTTCCCCAGGCCTCGTCATCTTCTTCTGTAATCCACTCGCTATCATCTTCCATACTACTTTCTAATGGTAAACCATTTTCTGCTCTTTGGATTTGTTCCTCAATTTCTTCTGATGGTTTGTAGCCTGTTCCTTTTGGCATAAGATTAATAACAATCTGTTGTTGTTGTTCTCCACCACTGTTCTGATACATGTCCAACTTTTCCATCATTTCTGTTACATCACGAATAGCGTTCACGTCACCAGAAAGCCCTTTCTTGAATAATGCTACCATTAGCAACATTTCATTTGTTAAATGTTCTCCTTCAAAACCGAGACTGTTTAATAGCTTCTTTTGCTTTTCGTTGCTTACCTCAGAACCAAGAATTACAGACATAACTTTTTGAATCTGCATCCTTTCACGCTTTTCCTGTTTCCTTTTTTCTACGTTAGCCTTTCTTGCTTCAATTCCTTTTCTTGCAATTGCTCTACGTTCCTCTGGACTACGTTGTGATAATGGAATTAGATTTGCCATTCTTCTTTCTTTTCCTGTCATTTCTTCTTTGTTTTTTGTTTTCTTTGTTTCTGCCACTTTGTTTTGTTCAACTCCTTTTAATTTTGTTTTTTATATTTTCACTTCAATAAATATTCCTATATGTTTAAATAGCCGGGAACATAGTCCCGGCATATTATCAATATCAGTTATGTTTTTACAATATGTTGGAAATAAACACAAAGAAAAAACACATATACATAGTTCAAACATAAATACGAAAGATAGTGTAAATATGACTGTTATACTCACGACTTCTGCTTTCAGAATTATTAATAGTTACAAATTTTATTTACTCAAAATACTTTGGAGGACTTTGAAGTAAATATGTGATTCTCCTTTCTCATAACCAATATTGATATTTCTATATTAAGGCAGATATTTTTCTGGCTATCACTCTTGGCTTTATCCTACTTGCCACTCCGTTATTTATATATATTATATTACCACAAACAGATTTATTTGTCAACGCTTTTTTCTATATAAATAATAAAATTTGTCAAAATTCTTTTGCGTTTCTCTATTCCTACTGTCCCTTAACATCTGATTGATTTTTTGAAACTCTATATATTTTTCACAATTCGTGTGGCAATATGTTGTTCTTTCTTCACACCAATAACATGGCGCTTTTTTATTCACATTCATTTTAATTTCCCACGATTACTTAAATATTCTTCCAACTCATACAGGTACTGTATTGCTTCTCCTGCATTGTCATTTTTCATAACTATATAACCATCCTCGTCCAATACAGTAAATCTCTGTTTTGGTATCGGTATTGTCTTTCCACCATGCTTCTGTACGTTCGTATACAGCTGTCTTATATATGCCAGAATGAATACAATAGCAACACTATATATAAACGCTTTCAATGGTTCTATATTCTGACATACAAGCCATACAGGAAAAATAATCTGAATGACCATTGCAACATTACTAAGATTTTTCATCAACAATCTTAAACAATAGGCTACTATCTGCCATGCAGGCAATAATAACATACGCAACAATTGTATTACTTTTTCTTTAATCCCCATTTATATATATCCTCCATTCCATTTATTTTGTTCTTTACTTCATTCTTAACTCTTTCCCTATACGGATTTACTTTGCATACTTCACACTGGTATTTGTTTTGTTTCAGATAAGCAAGTTCTGTTGCCTGTTTACATATATTACAATGTCTATCATATATTTCTTCTTCGTCCAACATTGCGTATACTTTTAATAATATTGTTGGCAATCCTTTACCGCTCTGCTTCTCGAATTTATACGTTAAATCCTTGCTATTGTTTACGGCTATAAATTCTCCACTCACCCATTTGCAAGCCTGTAAATAAGCATTTTTCATCGTTCTGTCCGTGAATTCTTTTTGGTATACTTCTACTGCTATCAACATGGCTCATTCCCCTTTGTTATTATTTTGCTTTCAATTCCTCTTCTAACTTCACTCTTGCTTCTACAGCTGATTTATCAGCTAATTCGTTTAGTAAGTCACCTCTGTGACCTTTTACTTGAATAAAAGTAATTTGTAAATTCTTTTCGTATACAAGTTTATACATCTTTTCCCAAATATGTTTGTTTTTAACTTCCTTACCGTCTTTTGTTTTCCAACCATTAACGCGCCATCTTGAAAGCCAACCTTTTGTTACGGCGTTCACTACATAGGACGAATCACTATAGATAGTCACCTCATACCTGTTTGTTTTTAAGGATTTTACTAACGCCATGTACACTGCTGTCAATTCCATTTCATTGTTTGTTGTTAATTGTTTGTTTCCTGTAACAATGTTTGTTTTAACTCCTCTGTCACAAGGAATAGCTTCTACATAAGCCCAGCCACCTACACCGGGATTTCCTCCGCAACTTCCATCTGTATAATATGCCACCTGTTTCATTTTTCATTCCTACCTTTCACAATATCAGCATAGATTTTAATTATTGACTTTGCAACTACTTCCCACAATGTTATACCATTTACTGTTCCAATCCATTTACACTCACTGTTTAATAATCCCATATGCCAAAATTGAAACACTTTTTTGTTTTTTCTGTTTGTTTCTCTATATGCTTCAATACCTTGTAAATTATAACCATAATGCTCGCATATTCCCATAAGAGCATTTTCTAATAATTCTATAGGTAACTTCCCATTTGTTTTGATTCCTTCACGTTCTGCTAACTTTGCTACTGGTTTAACCTTCCACAAGAATTTATTTAATTTTATCTTGTTTTCTTCCTTCGTACAATCCAGTGATACTAAGTGTTCTGTTGTTATTTTTGTTTTAGGTTTTGTTTCCGTTTTCATCGCATCCACCCGTATTAAAAAAAAGGATGACAATAGCAATTTTATTTTGCCTACCATCCATCCTTTTATAGTGATTTTGTTTTTGATACCAAGTAAAGAGTCTATTTCGAATATATTTTATTTGTTTCGTTTACAAGTTACATTTTATTTTGAGAATTAGATTTCCCATTCATCATCGTCTTCTGCTTCTTCGTCTTCCCAATCTTCACCATCTGCTTCTTTTGCTTCTGCATCTGCTTTTTTCAGAAGTTCTGCATATTTCTCTGGTTTCTGTTTCGACTGTGTTTTGATACCTCTATCTACACACATCTTATACAGTTCTTTTGCAGGCTTTCCTGCATATGGGTCAGATTCTTCTTCGTCTTCATCGTCCCAATCTTCATCCTCGGCTTCTTCTGATTCTTCTTTCTTTGCAGGTTTGGTGTCTTTCTTTGGCTCTGCCTTTGCTGTTGCTTTCTTCTTTGCAGGTTCGATTTCTCCATTGTCCAGTTTTTCCAGTAACTCAATCAGCGCATCTTTCTTTCTGGATTTACACATAGAAGAAATACCACGTTTACAACACAGTGCATACAGGTCTTTAGCGCTCATGCTTTCATAGTCTTCACTGGATTCAGCCTGCTCTTCTTTTGCTTTCTTTGCACTTGCTTTCTTTGTTTCAGATTTTTCCTCCTGCGCTTCTGTAACATCTTCTGCTTCTGCTTCTGCTTCTGCATCCACAATATCATCCTGATTTGTTTTCAGTCCAGTTTCAACAACTCTAGCTGTTACTTTCGGAATTGCTGACAGCAGGTCTAACAGGAATGGACTGTTATCCATTGCTACTGTTCTTGCGAATAATGGGTATCTGCTACCGATTTCTTCAATGTTCTCTTTGTTTGTTCCATACAGTTCTTTTGCCGCTTCATATGCGCTCCAATTTTTTGCCATTTTTGTTTCTCCTTTTCTGTTTTGCTTTGTTCTTTTATTTTTTTACTTCAACTCCTGTTGTTGATTTTATTCTAACACAGGTCTAACATTTTGTCAACAACTATTTTTATTTTCTGAAACTTTCATCAGTGCTTCGAACTTT